TGCGGCTCGGTTCCGTAATCCCCAGCTCCATCTTCGTCCGCCGCACCATGAAGGGCTTCAACTCCCAGCGCAATAGCAGCGGACGTCGTGTCCCTAAGATCTCATAGCCACCGAAGTGCTTGGCCACGGCCTTCACATGCTGACCCCAGAAGCGCCAGAAGGATGTGTAGACGTTGGGATAGAGGAAGCGCAACAGCGAGAACAGCTCGTCGGGACTGTTGGCGTAGGGATGTGCGGTAAGTGCGAGGCGGCAGTGGGCTTCAAGCTCGAACAAGGTGGCGGTACGTTGCGCCTTGCGGTTCGTGTACCAATGCGCTTCATCGGCGATTACGACATCCCACGGTTGAGCGAGCATTCCGTCTGCCGCATGTACCATGGCCTCGTGATGGGCGATGACCCATCCGTTCCGTGTGCTGAGCTTGTGCACTTGCTCGGCGACGGTGCCGCGCACGATGCCGATCTTCATAGCGGCCGCATCCCACGTGCGTAATGCGCGACGCCATTGGTACTTCGCCGAGTTGGGACAGAGCACGAGAATGCGTGCGCGAGTGATATCTCCTTCATGGTTGAGATGACGCAGCGCCCACTTAATCGCGATCGCCGTCTTCCCAACGCCTGGTGGATCGGCGAGAAGGAAATGCTTGTGCCCACTCAACGCCATATAGTCGAGCGCCGTGCGCTGGCGTGGGAAGAGCGCGGGGTCACCAGGTGCGTCTTCAAAGCGACGTTGTACGATCAGTTTCTCACGCAACGCGATCGCCTCGTTCAGGCGTTGCGTGCACGTACGATCCAATCGAATGCCGACTCGCTGAACCGCGGCCTTGAGAATGGATTCTTGGATGGGTGCTTGTCGACGCTCGGCCATGGCTGGTCCAATGATGTCACCCATCGCGTACGTGTCGCGTTCATCCCAGCGGAGACGATCGTGACGTTCGCGAATCATCGACCTAGCTCCTGCTTCAGCTGATCGATGCGTGCTTGGACCCGTTGGCGTGCGGCGAGGGTCTTCCGTCGTGTGAGCGCCCATTCCAACCGCCGCAACGTCTTGGGCACCAATGTGGCGGACGCTGCGTTGGATCCCGCTTTCGGACGGGAGCGATTGGAATGGACGGCACGACGGGTGGCGCGTTCCGCTTCGTACGTGCGTACACGATCGGCAATGATATGCTCAGCGGTTTCACCACGCCAGAAAGGTGCCGTGCGGTCAAGCACCTTGGGATGTTGTGACACGATGCGGCGTTGCTGACCGTTGTGCACGGTGAACCTCGAGAAGGACGGTGTGACTCAGCCCCAACTGAACGGGGCCGACGCGAACAGGTAGTATATGTCACGGGGCAGGGCGCTGCTAGGGGCAGGCCCGAACGACGAGCGGCCAGGGTAGTTCGGGGTTACCCTGACCGTCGTTGGGTCCGTCAGGCCGCAGCGCGAGCCAGGCGGCGGATGAGGCGGTTGCAGCTGGACAGCCTGGCCGCGATGCTGTCCTTCCCATTCTCACGTGCCGTCGCGGCCACGTCGTTGATCGTGTCGCGGAACGCGGTGAGTTGCTTGGCGCTGAGCGCATCACCAGCCGCGAGGGACGCGGCCATCGCCTTGATCTTGCCGTTGCTGCTGCCCGACGCGAGCAACGCTGCGCTGGCGGACCTCGCCGCCGAACGGCCTTCGCCCTTCACCTTCTTGGTCTTCACCTTCTTGGAACCCTCGGCCGACTTGGCGGGTGCGGCGTCAGCCTTTGCGGACTTCGACATCGGTGGAACCTCCTGGTGGCTCGCGGTGAGCCGGATGAGTTGTTTCGCGAACGCCTGCGTGTCGTTGCCCTTCGGGCGTGTGGCGCCTAGTTCGCGGATGGCGTCACCGACGAGCGGAAGTTCCGCTTTCTTTAACCTACTGCAGAAATGCTGGATCGTCCAGCCCCGGAGCGTGAGCTGTTCCCGGAGATCATCCCAGGCTCCAATAGGCTCACGGTCACCATCTCCGAAGCGTGCAGGGCCGAGGGCGTTCGCGTCCAGGGACGTTGACGCGGCGATCCATCCAGCATGTCGACCTCCCGTATGATCGGCGTACCAAATGGGCAGGTCACTCCTGATGCCGACGGGATGGGTGCCTGGGCCGTGCGGATCAAGGCCATCGGGCACCACGGTGACCACACTGTTAGCGGGAAGCACCAATGCGCTATGCTTGGCAGAGCCTTTCACGCGCCAGCTGCCAATCACGAGCGCCGGAAGTGGCAAGCGATACGAGCCGATGAGCTTCTTCATGGTAGCATCTCCGCCCCGAAGGGTCCAAGTGGATGTGCGCTTGCGAGAGAAAGGTTCGTGGATGCATGCTTCATGTGGACGATGTGTCGTGAAAGGGCTTCGACAATGCTTTCGATCTGCTCAGGTGGAATACGCAGCCCCTTGGCCGACGGACGCCAGGCGCGGGTGCTGCCGTCCGCGTCGTAGTCGAGGACAAAGCGCCGCACGTCCAGCACCCTGCGACCTTCATATGTGCTGATCGTGATCAACCCTGCCTGGTGTTCGCCCAGCATGAACGAGTGCAGGAGAATCATATCGGCCGCGACCTGCACGATCGGATGGCCACGGAAGAAGTGCTTGAGTTTCATGCGCATGCCTGGATGGTGGTGAGCCGACGTGGTGTCTCGCGTGAGGCGATGTTCTTCTTCATGTTCTTCCATACGTGCTGTGGTGGCTCGGTGGGTGGCCCGTGCCGTGACGCGAGCAGGAGTTCGCGATAGCAGATTGCGCCCACCTGTACGATCTTCATCTCCTTCTGCCAGCGCTTCTTCTTCTCGAGCTTGCGCCGCACGCGATCCATGAGGCGTTGCGATGGCCAGCGCTGCAGGCTCGTCTTCGTGAAGGTCACTAGCTCCCATTGCCGACGGGTGGTGTGCCAGTGATAGACGGCGTAGATCGTCACGCGGTCATGGAGCGCCGTCGGGTCCACATACCGACGCTTACGCCGCCGGATGGCGCGGAGATCTTCCTGTGCCTTCTGGTGGATGTGTTCAAGCATCGAGGTACTCCTGAGAACGAAGGACGAGAATGTGTGCGAGGGAATCGATCATGCGTTCAAGGTGTGTGATCTCAGCTGCCCTTTTGTCAGGAAACCGCTGCTTATTTTCTTTCAAGAGGGATTTCAGTCCACTGATGAGAAGCACCAGGTCCTCATGCCGCATGATAAATGAACTAGCAATGACTGTGCAACTCATGGTGTCTCTCCTTCACGCCGCTGTTCCCGAACCCACGCCTCGGCCCTCGCCTTATCTTTCATGCGGACCCGCGCCTTTTCAAGATCGCGTTCACACTGCGCCTTGGCCTTACGTTCGAGACTATGCACGGTGTGTAGTGGATCAGTGGCCCGGTGTGCCAAGATGAGGATCAACAGGAAGATGATGAAGATGATCCCGGTGCCGACCCAGTATCCAAGGTATGCCATGATCAGAAGCCTCGCTTGGTGGAAGGAAACACGATAGCTTCAACGGCAGCCTGTGCGTCGAAGAGGTTGGGCGTGAAGGCCGTGCCCAGCCCGTTCGGGAGGGTCACGTGCCAGGCGTTGTCACGGTACGTCAGGCGTGCGGCGATCTCTTCGAGCTTGCGGAGGGTGATCATGACACTTCTCCGCTGCGCAGCAACTTCGCTGCGCAGAAGGCGAAGTCGAGCGAGCAGCGGAACTCGAGATGCTGAGCTCGCGTCATGCGGCGAGCGGGGCGTTGCTTACCGCGCTCAACCATCGCTCGCGCATGGCGAACGTTGTGAGAGATGACGTCGCGCAAGTACGCGGCGGGTGTTGCGGGCTTTCCGATCGCGGTTGCGAAGCGCGGAAGGAAGAAGCGCAAGGTGCGTTCTGCTTCACTCATGGCGTTACCCTCTGTGAGTTGTAGACCTGCTCCTGCACGAGCGCCTTGCGCGCCAGCCGCTTGGCCTTCTTGACGCTCCGTTCTTTCTTAAGAGCGACCGTCCCGCGCTTCATCTGCTCCTTCACCTCCTTCACCTCGCGCTTGATCCGCTTGGCGCTCGCGCTGTCCTCATACCGCCGCAAGCGCCCGTCGGGAATCCCGAGCGGCATGCGGACCAGGAGATCAGCCCGTTCGGTGGGCTTGGCCTCAACGTACCGCTTGCCCGTCTTCGGTGACGTGTAGATCAGGAGCTTGGTCTCTCGCCAGCCCACGGTCTTCGGCTCCCCGTCCACCTTGATCCGTACCGTGGCGGGGACGATGATGCGCTCCACGGGCCAGCCGCGGGTAGTCTTGATCCGCTTGGCCTTGGCGTCGAGATCGCGGGGGACGGCGGGTGCCCCTGGTTCTCGAGGCGTGGCCGACTTGCCGCCGAACGGTTGCGTGGACCCTCCCGCGCCTGTGGCTCGGAGCTCGCGGAACTTGGCCTTGCCGCCTGCCGCGTCCGTGAGGAGACGCCGGAGCTGTGAGCGCGTCATCTTGAACTCGGTCACCAGCTCGGCGATGCTCGTGCCGTTACGCCAGGCGGTGAACGCCTCAGGCTCCTTGCTGACCTTCTCGACCTTCGGCTTGACCTTGGCTTGCTTGATGCGCGTTAGCTCCTTCTTGATCTTCGGGTCTTTCAAGAGCTTGGTGACACGTTCCTGCTTGGTGTGCTTCTTGACCTTTTTCATAACATGCTCTCCTGAGCAGTGAGTGGACCTACGCCAACTTCTCGAGCCTGAACTTTACCTCTGGTGCCGACGCGGCACGGAGCGCGGACAACCGCCGCTTGGCCCGTCCAGGCCGTGTGGTCGCGAGCGGCACGTACTCCACCTTCACCGACTTGCCCTTGATGGGCGTGATCTTGATGATGCGAAAGCTCACTGGGCCTCCTGGAGCTTGGTCGCGAAGATCACCGTCTGCTGACGGGTGCTCGGGACGATGACGCCCAGCTGGATGAGGTACTGATCCAGCTCAGCCGTAGCCGTGGGCTGCGTCCGATCGGGAAAGCGGCCTTTCTGCTGCCCCTCCCAAGCCAGGGCGTAGTCCCATACGATGGCGCGGCCCACGCGCTCGGCCGTCAGTCTGGCCAAGGCCGCGTGTTGATGCATGCCGTTCTGCATGAACCGCAAGGCGGCCAGGCGCTTTGCGTTCTCGACGTCGGTCATGGCGCTGGTGGGTAGCCCAGCCAGGGCGAAGGCCCGTGCCACGAGGAGCGCGGCCAAGTTGACTTCGAGATTGTAGTTGATCCGTGGCATGTTCAGTTCCCCCAGAAGTGTGAGTGGAGCGTATCGAGAGCTTCGAGATACTCGGCGCGCGATGCCGACGTCAACGTCAGTCGGTCACACGACACCGCCCGGAGGGTCCATTCCCCCCGGACGGCCGACGCCAGTGCGATGATGACGCTCACGAGACCTTTGATGCCGACTTCACGAGCTTGTAGCCTGGGACGCGGTTGAGCGCCTTCTCGACCGTGGCCAGAGTGGACGGCGTGACCGCTGCCGGATCGCAGGCGGCGATGAACGTGGTCCGGAGGTAGTTCCGGATGATACGGCGAGCGATGCGGGGATTGAACGTAGCGGCGGAAGCCGTGGCGACCTTCGAGACCTGCGACATAGTTCCTCCTGGGAACTAGTGAGTGGTGCCGGACCGGAGCCGATTGCCCTGGCCGACGTGATAAACATAACACACCGTCCCTAGCTTGTAAAGGACTTTTTTTGATCAGGTGGGGCAACGACTTACAGCGGAGGCATCACAAATCTGACTCGGCCTCCCCCGCCAGTTGCCATAGGCCGCGGATGATCCGTTCTCGACCGTCCGGCTTCAGCTGGAATACGCACACGCCACCCTGCAACAGGATAGCAATCCCCGCGTGGACACGGTACGGCGTCCGATAGTACACCACGCTCACGCCACTATTGAGGACGGCCTTCGCACATGGGCTACACGGAGCCACCGTCGTGAACAGCCGCTTCTCGGGGACCGTGCCTGGCGCTTTCAGCAAGGCGTTGATCTCGGCATGCACGCAGCCGCACGGTGGATCGGGCGTGTCGCATTGGTTGGGCAGGCCAGCCGCGTTGCCGTTGTAGCCAATCCCGAGGACTTGGAGAAGTCCCGCATCCGTCACGAGCGCTCCAACGGCCTTCCGGCTGCAGAGCGAGCGCAGGGCGAGGACTTCAGCCATTCGCATGAAGGCTTCGGCGCGGGAGATGCGCGTCATCATTTCTTACCCCTCCCCTTGGCGATCCACGCACGGACCTGCTTCTCCTCCACCAGATAGTGCGGTTCGTCGTAGTGCGTCGGGCCAAAGGCACCCGTAAACATCAGGTCACGCGCCTTGTGATAGCGCAACTTCGTGAGCGCTGCCACCTGCACCGGATTGATCCAGCCCACCAGCTCGGGCTTCGCCTCTTTGAGTATCTTCGTCGGAGGCATTACAGCTCCGCCGCAATCTGCGCCACGTCCGTACTATCAGCCACCGGACGTTCGGCCGGCTCATTTGGGAGCTGATTGGCGCTGACTGCCGCAGCCGCGGTACGTTCCTTGATGCGTTCCAATCGCTTCTTGTCCAAGGCGAGGTGCTCGGCTTCAATCTTCCCGAGGACGGGGTAGCTCCTCGCCCAGCGTCGGAGCACCTCGGTGTTGTAGTTCACTTGGGCGACCAGGGTACGGATCGTCACGTCGCGCTCCGTAATCCGGTCCATCAGGAAGCGATCGCTGGCACGGAGCTTGCCGATGGCGTGCGTCACCGTCAGCAGGTCGCAGGCGACGCGCACGAACCAGCCGTGGATCACGTTGAGCAGCCGTCGTGGGAGCGTGCGCAAGCGTGCCCAGCGCCAGGGCTGCAATGCAATTCCCGTCAACCGATCTTCGGGATCTGGACGATCAGCCCCTCGGGCTGCTCCCGACTCTTGCGGCTGGCGTGGATCCCCGCCCTGGCCATCGTCAGGGCCATCGCCTCCGCTGGCGTCACGCCCTGCCCCTGGTTCGCCGCCTTGTGCAGCAGCAGTTCCGCCGCTGGATGGAACTTCACCTCGATCTTCCCCGCTTCCTTGTCTGTTACCGTGATCACGACCTGTGCCATTGGGCATATACTCCTCGGGTCCTACAGTGAACTACTGGGCCGAATGCCCAAGTAGGCAAACACCAACGTCACCTTCAGCAGTAGGACGGGCAGGAGCTGCAAGAGGCGAGCGATCAGCGCTTCGTTGTTGAGCGTCAGTCCCTTGCGCGTCTGCGCCTGAACCTGTCGCCGCGTGCGTCGCTCCGTCTGCCGCTGCATATTGGAGCCGTGCCCATGCGTGCCACCCCCGACGTCGGCGAGGGTTGGGGCGAGCTGTCGCAGGAGGCGACGGCGATCGGCGATCAGGGCAAGTAGTTCGGGATCGTGCATAGAGGAAACGCTCCAGGCAGGGTACGAAAACAAATATAGCTCACTAGTGTTGTCGCTGGAATGGCAGGGGGAGGAAACGACTCGGCCCCACTTGCACACGCCTATACGTGCGCAAGGAGACGTGGGAGCTGAAATAATGCTGTCACGCTGTAACGCATTGCAATGTAACATCTTAGCGCCTGTCAAACGCTCGTTGGTGACAGCATTATGGCATTTCTAAACTCTTTCCCTAGCACCCGATTCCTGATCGGTTTATTACTGTATCGCGAGGAAAAAATAAACCGATGTAATATCGGGTGCTAGGCAAACTGTTCAAAATGGGCAAAATGCTGTCACGTGCTGTCACGGTCGTGTGTGTGTTGCGACTATTTTCCTCAGGATTTGGGAGGTATTCTTGCTCTTGTTCAGGAGGGAGGATCGTGTCTCTGTAGGAGGGAAATCGTCCGTGATCAAACCAGACAAGACAGGGGAAAAGGATGCAAGCGCGCAGCGTTTCCACAAAGGACGCAACGGTGGGGTGTTGATGAGTGGCAATCCCAATCGGAAAGTCAATAGCGGAGGACGTCCACCCAAGCGGTTCCGCAACTGGTGTCGCAAGATGCTCGCGAAGGACTACACGACGCGGAACGTCCGCAAGATCCTCCGCGCTGGCGACGCCAAAGACATGAAGGGGATGATGGAGCTGCTGGCACGGTACGGCTACAACGACCTGACGAAGCAGAGTGACCTGAAGCTCAAAGCTGGTGGCGAGCTGCTCGACCTGCTGCATGAGGCAGCACTCACGACGCGCAAGGCCAAGACACCCACGCGCAAGGGGAAGTGACCATGGATCGCCACACCTTTCTGTCACGCTTCCTCCTGGCGATCGCTGCCATGTTAGGAGTCTCCGCGTTCCTGCCGAAGCGTCCAACGTACACGGTGCAGATGCGAACGACGCTGCCTCCTGTCAAGTGGCGTAAGCTCAACGATGCAGATCGCGCATGAGCTTCGCCACCGTCCGGCGTGCTGAAGCGAAGCGCACCCTGATCAGGTGGCGTGAGCAACCCGCGCTGTTCGTGCGGGAGTGCTTCGGTATCAACCCTGATCGCTGGCAGCGCAAGGCACTCCGCGCGTTCGCCACGGATCAGCGCTTGGCAATGAAGGCGTGCAAAGGGCCAGGCAAGACGACCTGCCTCGCCTGGATGATCCTCAACTTCATGGCTACCCGTCCTGACTGCAACGTCGCCTGCACCTCAATCACGGGCGACAATCTGAGCGACGGCTTGTGGAAGGAGCTGGCCAAGTGGATGCACAAGTCGCCGTATCTGCAGGAGGCGTTCGAGTGGCAAAAGACGCGCATCGTCAGCCGTGTGCCAGGGCACGCCGCGACGTGGTGGTGCTCAGCACGTACCTGGCCCAAGGACGCCGACTCCAGTCAGCAGGCGGACGCACTCGCCGGACTGCACGCGGACTATATGCTCTTCGTGATTGACGAAGCAGGCGGCGTCCCCCTTCCGGTCCTGGCCACAGCGGAGGCTGCGCTCGCAGGCGGGATTGAGACCAAGATCTGCATCGCAGGCAACCCGACGCATACGGAAGGCCCGTTGTGGATGGCGTCAACACAGTTCGCGCATCTGTGGACCTTGTTCGAAGTCACGGCAGATCCCGACGATCCCGATCGCACGCCCCGCGTCTCCAAGGAGTGGGCCCAGCAGCAGATTGACATGTTCGGCCGTGACAATCCCTGGGTGCTCGTGAACGTGTTCGGGAAGTTTCCGCCAGCCTCCATCAACGCCTTGCTCGGTCCTGACGAAGTACGGGAGTCCCAACGTCGCACCATGGACAAGAGCGAGTATCAGCACTGGCAGAAGCGGATCGGCATCGATGTGGCACGCTTCGGTGACGATCGCACCGTCCTCGCGCCCCGTCAGGGACTGGTCGCGTTCCCCTTCGTGGAGATGCGCGGGGAGCGGACAACGCAGATCGCCGCCCGTGTCATGCTGGCGAAGGACCGCTGGGGCAGCGAGCTGGAGATCATTGACGACACGGGCCACTGGGGTCACGGCGTGATTGACAACCTGCTGGCCGCTGGGCACACGCCCGTGGGAGTGCAGTTCCACGCCAAGGCCATCGACAAGCGGTACAAGAACCGTCGTGTGGAAGGCTGGCTCCGGATGGCGGAGTGGGTGCGACGCGGAGGGATACTGCCTCAGCACCCCGACCTGATGGGTGAGCTGACCACACCGACCTACACGTTCGTCAACGGCGTCTTCCACCTGGAGGAGAAGGATCAGGTCAAGGAGCGCCTGGGGCGGAGTCCCGATCTGGCGGATGCCTTGGCACTCACCTTCATGCTCCCTGAAGCGCCCAGCTCGCAGGACTTGCCCTTGTGGCTGGTGAAGAAGAAAGGCACGGTCGCCCACGAGTGGGATCCCTACGAGTTCACGGGGAAGCGGGACTACATGAACATTGGAGTGGACTGACATGTTCATGCAACGCGAGCACCTCACGCCGTATCTGGTGCGGGAGCTGCGGCCACTCCTCCAGCAGCACTGGCGGACGATCGCGCACTACCAGGACATCCCGCTGGATCCCGACTGGAATCGGTATGACCACGCGCAGGTGGACGATCAGCTCCGCGTCTACACGGTGCGGACTGTGACGGGGTACACGCTCGTGGGCTACGCGATCTTCATCGTCAACTTCAACGGACACTATCGCTCGTCACTCCAGGCGGTGCAGGACGTGCTGTATTTGGACCCGAGCGTCCGCAAGGGCTGGACCGCGCTGCAGTTCCTGAAGTGGTGTGACGCACAGCTCCAGGCGGACGGTGTCCAAGCCGTCTATCATCACAGCACGGCACAACACGACTTCGGCGTCCTGCTGAGGCGGATGGGATATGAACAGGTGGATATCATCTACGCACGGAGGCTGGACCATGGCAGCAACAGCAGCGATCGTCACGGGAGTGGGCACGCTGATCAGCTCCGGCGTGGGAGCGATCGGGCAAGTCAAGAGCAACAAGCGGATGCTCAGGAAGCAGGACCTGGCGCTCGCCGAGCAGAAGCGCGAGACCGAGGAGTTGCTCGCGGCGGAGCGCACGGCAGCGGACCAGGCGGCACGGAATCTAGCGGCGTCACGCCAGCGACGACTGTTGGCCGAGGGGAAGAGCCAGTCGGTGGGGAAATCGGGAACGCTGTTGACGGGAGCACGTGGCCTGGCGTCAAAATCGTTGCTGGGAGGCTAGCATGACCATCGTGTCCGCGATCACGGCGACGGGGCGTCCCGCCTCACGTCGACAGTATTACGAACTGCAACGTGCGCAGGCCAAGAATGAGATCGGCTCCTTCACCAGTCACTGGCAGGAGCTGAACGACTTCATCCTGCCGCGGCGTGGGCGGTTCACCACGAGCGACACCAACAAGGGTGATCGGCGCTCACGCAACATCATTGACTCGTCGGGCACGTTCGCGGCCAACACCCTCCAAGCGGGGATGCACAGCGGCTTGACGTCGCCTGCGCGTCCATGGTTTCAGTTTGGTGTGGCTGACCCGACGCAGTCCGACCTGCCGGAAGTCCAGGAGTGGCTGCACGACATTTCGGATATCGTGCTCTCCAGCTTCGCGCGGACGAACGTGTATCACAAGCTGCCACTCTTGTATCGCGATGCAGGCGTCTTCGCCACGGGGGTGATGATCCACTTGGAAGACAAGGAGCGCACCGCGCACTTCGATGTCTATCCGGTGGGCAGCTACATGCTCACGACGGATGCCAAGGGCAAGGTCAACGGCTTCATCCGTGAGTACCGCTTGCAAGTGCACCAGCTCCTGACGGAGTTCGGACAGAAAAAGGCGGACGGCACGTTTAACTGGAGCAACTTCTCCATGCAGGTGAAGATGCTCGCCGAGAACGGACAGCTTCAGGAATGGGTTGACGTCGTGCACATTATCACTGAGAACTACCAGTACGACGCCAAGCGCGGTCCCATGGTGGAGTCGAAGCTCAAGAAGTATGTCCAGTGCTACTATGAGCCAGGGATGAACCTGACCTGGCCCACGCTGGCGATGGATATCTTCCTTGACGAGAGCGGCTTTGACGAGTTCCCCGTGTATGGCTTCCGGTGGGAAGTCACGGGTGAGGATGCCTACGGGACCAACTGCCCGGGCATGACCGCGCTCGGTGACATCAAGCAGTTGCAGCACGGTGAGAAGCGCGGTGGGCAGGCGCTCGACTTGCTCGTGAAGCCACCCATGAAGGGAACGACCGCGATGCGCAATGCCAAGGCATCCATCATCCCTGGTGACATCACGTATGTGGATGAGACCAATGAGAAGGGCGGGTTCAAGCCCGTCTTTGAGATTCGTCCTGACCTGGACAAGCTCGAGGCCAAGCAGGAGCAGAAGCGGTTCCTCATTCGTCGCGCGTTCCACGAAGATCTCTTCCTTTCCATGATCAGCGACAATCGCCTGCAACGGGCGACGGCGCGTGAGGTGGAAGAGCGACATGAGGAGAAGCTGCTGGCCCTGGGCCCAACGGTGGAGCGTGCGTTTGAAGACGTGCTTGATCCCATGGTCACGCGGCAGTTCAATATCTGCCAACGGGCTGGCCTCATCCCTGAGCCACCTGAAGTGCTACGCGGCCGAGCGCTGAAGATCGAATACATCAGCATCATGGCATCGGCACAGAAGATGGTGGGCTTGGGGCAGCAGGATCGATTTGTCTCATCCGTCATTCAGCTGGCTACCGTGAGTCCCGATGCGTTGGACGGGTTGGACATTGATGAAGCCGTTCGGACGTATCGCACGATGACGGGCGTGAGTCCCAAGCTCTTGCGCAATCCCAAGGAGATCGCGAAGATCCGTGAGGGACGCGCGAAGGCTGAGCAGGCCAAGGCACAAGCTGCCACCTTGAAGGACGTGGGATCAGCCGCGGCATCGCTCTCGAAGGCCGATACGCGGAAGCCCAGCGCGTTGAATGATCTGCTGTCACAACCCTCTATCCCCGTGGGGAGCTAACCGATGGCCGGACGTCCTGAAGAACGAGTCGCCGTTCGCAACGCTGCCAGCCCAGGGCAGGTGCGACGGGCAAAGAAGGAAGACCGCTTCAACCGTGAGAACGAGCTCAAGGACATCCACGAGCTAATGCAACGCCCGTCCTTTCGACGCTTCATCTGGCGTGTCTTGACACAGTGCAAGGCTGAGGCCAGCGTGTTTGAGCAGTCATCCAAGATCTACTACAACTCTGGACAGCAGGACATCGGACACTTCATCAAGGGTGAGATCGTCCAGGGTGCTGAAGCGGAGTGGCTACAGTTGTTGCAAGAACGGTTCGCGGCTGCACGCACGCAGCTGGGTGCCGATGAGTTGGACACACCTTCAGAAGACGGAGAATAGTATGGCCACGAAGGAGGAGACTGAAGCTGCTGCCGCTACCGCCAAGGCAGCTCAGGAGAAAGAGGCCGCTGAGAAGGCGGCAGCTGAGGCATTGCTTGTCGAGCAGAAGGCCAAGGATGATGCGGCTCGCGTAGCGCAAGAGCAACAGCAGAAGGAGAAAGAAGTTACCGACCGTGCCGCGGCAACTGAGAGGGCCAAGCTGGAGGCACAGGAGTACAACTTGACGCTTGGGAAGGACTCGGCCCTGGACAATGCGGTCCTCGAGAAGACAGTCGCCATTGCGCGCGGACTGGGACTCTCACAGAACGCGGCCCAGCGTATGCTCGAGCACTTCGAGGGCGTGACGGCCGAACGACTCACTGCGCGGCAGACAGAGTATGCTCCGGGTGGATCGTTCTGGACCGAACAGGTGAAGACCTGGGAGAAGGCAGCGCTCGCTGATCCTGATCTTGGCGGCACGCCCGAGGTGCTTGCGGCGAACGTCAAAGAAGCGCAGCGCGTCTTTGATACCTTCTTCGATCCTGAAGTGAAGGAGTTTTTGGATGTCACGGGCTTCGGCTCACATCCACAGTTCCTGAAGGGGTTCGTGAAGTTGGCCAAGGCGTTCAGTGAAGGAACGCTGCGTCGGCCAGGCAGTGGAGCACCCGAAGGCGGTCGACGGGATGGTCCCGTTGAAGACCGATTCTACAAGAAGAAGAAAGATCTCTCAACCCCAAAGGAGTAATGCTCATGCGAACGTTCTTCACCCGCTGCGCAGCGCTCGGCCTGCTCGCACTTGTTGCGATCATGGCGATCAGCGTGCCAGCAACCGCGCAGGTGGTGCTGCCAAATAGCGACGTACTGCTGTTCGGTGTCACCGTCGGCTCATCGGTGCTGTCGCTCATGGACTGGGCCAAGCGCCTGGACCCTGACGGCAACACACCCGACATCGTCGAGATGCTCGAACAGACCAACGAGATCTTGACCGATCAGCTGTGGATGCAGGGCAACCTGCCCACGGGACATCGGGCGCACATTCGTACGGGTCTGCCGACCGTGTACTTCCGGCAGCTCAATACGCCCGTCCCGACCAGCAAGTCGACGACAGCGCAGGTTGATGAGCAGGCCGCGATGATGGAAGCCTGGGCTGAGGTCGACGTGGAACTGGCAGATCTCAATGGCAACACCGCCGCGTTCCGACTTTCCGAAGCCCAGGCGTTCATCGAAGCGATGAACCAGAAGCAGGCCACCACGCTCTTCTACGGCAACGCAGGCGTGTCGCCGGAGGAGTTCACGGGCCTGTCCGCACGGTACTCGTTGTCCACTGCCGTCAACGGCCAGAACATCATCAAGGCTGGTGGCGCGGGTTCGGACAACATGTCGATCTGGCTCGTGGTCTGGGGTCAGAACACCGTGTTTGGTCTGTTCCCGAAGGGCAGCAACGCCGGACTCAAGCACGTTGATCACGGTGAAGTGACCGTGACGGGCACCACCGGAATCGGCGGAACTCGCATGCGTGCCTATCAGGACCAGTGGACCTGGAAGACGGGTCTCATGGTCAAGGACTGGCGCTACGCTGCACGTATCGCGAACATTGATACATCGCTCTTGGTCGGCAACGACGCCAGCAGCGCGAACCTCACCATCAACATGGTGAAGGCCATCCATCGCATCCCGTTCCTGGGCATGGGCAAGGCCGCGTTCTACATGAACCGCACGGCCTTCCAGTTCCTTGACATCCAGCGCATGGCTGGTGTCTCGTTGGGTGGCGGCATCACGTACGAAAACGTGGACGGCAAGATCCTCCCGACGTTCCGCGGGATCCCGATCCGTACTTCCGATGCACTCCTCGAGACCGAAGCAACGGTCGCGTAACCGTTCGTTCACCTCAGCACAGGATTTTACCATGTACGTTGATGCACAGACGACTCTGTGGGACGCAGCGGCGCTCACTGCCGATGCCGTTTCCACCAACGCCTATGACATGGGCGTCGACACCCGAGATGTCGGGATCGGCGAACCACTGTCGGCGGTCATCACCGTGGACGTTGCAGCCGACGCCACCACGGGCGACGAGACCTACCGCTTTGACCTGATCCAGTCCACAGTGACTGCACTCACTTCGCCTGACCTCCTCGCCAGTCACATCGTGACAGCGGCGCAGGCGACCGCGGGTGCATTGGCTGCTGGCACGATCGTGGTCATCCCGGTGCCCATGGGCCGCATCACCAAGCGGTACTTGGGTCTGCAGTTCGATGGTGGCGGCACCTCGCCCACCATCACCGTCACGGCTTGGATCACCCTGACCAGCATGGTCTCGGTGCCCAAGAAACACCCCGACGGCATCACGATCACGGGTTGATCAGTATTGGGCTGCCTACATCACACTTCGGTGGTGTAGGCACGCTCGGTATCACGCTTGGAGGATTTTCTCATGAGCACAAAGGCAGAGCGTCTCGCGGCCAAGAAGGCAGCCCGTCTCGCTGGCAAGAAGAAGGGCAAGGCCACCGTCAAGGTCACCGCCACACGGCGTGGCTACTATGGCGAACGGCTTCGCGAGCCTGGCGACACCTTCCGCTTTCCGGCGGATCAAGCGCTGGCGACGTGGATGGTGCTGGAGGAGAACTACATCCCGCCGAATGCTGAGGCGGATGACGAAGATGAAGAAGATGAATCGAAGGCGAGTTCTGAAGACGTGATCTAGTTGGCCACGGTGTGGGGTCGCACTCCTGGGCCCCACACCCTCCCTCTTTCTCGGTATCACTCATGCTAGTCACCACTGATACTGAAATCTGCAACTTGGCGTTAGCGCACTTGGGCATCTCGAAGACGATTGCTGATGATGCCCTCCTCACCGAACGCTCGAAGAATGCTCAGGCATGCCGAGCCTTCATTGAGTCTGTTCGGCACGAGGTGCTGCGTGACTACCCGTGGCAGTTCGCGACGGCATTCGCTGAGTTGGTGCTGGTCGAAGAAGAGCCCACGATCGAGTGGCCCTACGCCTACCGTGGTCCTGAGAACTCCATGTTCCTGCGTCGCATCCTCAATGGTGTTTCACGGCATGAGATCTCAAAGACGCGCGTGAAGTTCCGACAGGTCGCTGACCTGGTCTCCACCACGTATGACGCTGCCACTGAGTACGCGACTGGCGATTATGTGCGCTCCGTTGATGCAGATGACGTAGTGACGTGGTACCGTTCGCTCGAGGATGTGAATGAAGGGAACACGCCTCTCACGAGTCCTGATGAGTGGGTAGCAATCACGGGTGGACCGCCCAAGATCATCTACACTGATCTCGAAGATCCCGTGGCTGAGTACACGGCGCTGATCACCGACCCGCGGCAATACACGGCCGACTTCGTGCAGGCGATGGCGCTGCTGCTCGCGGCATACATCGCACCGCGTTCCACGGGTGACAATGAGAAGCTCGGTATTCGTGCGGCCAACCTCTACATCTGGCGGATGGGGAAGGCACAGGCGAACGATAGCAACGAACGACAGGTGGATGCTGATCCTGAAAGCGACTTCATCAACTCGAGGAACTAGCCGTGAGTGAGAAACCTCAGCGTTCCTTCACGGGTGGCGAGTTTGACCCCAAGTTGTGGGCGCGGACCGATACGTCAAAGTATCAGACCGCGGTGCGCACCTGCCGCAACTTTGAGATCATGCCACAAGGCGGCGTGCGCAACCGTGCCGGAACGCTGTGGGTGAATGCTCCTGTGCTTGAAACGCTCACACCTGCACAGCTCAATGCCAGCATTGTGGCTGGAACAGCCGAGAGTTACTTCCCACGATATCTCCCGTTCGTTTTCGATGATGACGATGCCTACGCGCTGGAGTTCAGTGACAGCGCGTTGCGTTTCGTTCGTGGAGGGGCACCGCTCGATATCGTTGATGAGACGATTGCCGCGTGGGTGACGGCTACTGATTACTTGGTTGGTGATCTCGTGATGAATGGTGTCGTCTATTATTACTGCAAAGTCGCGCATGAATCAAGTGCCGCTGACGAGCCAGGCACGGGAGCTTCTTGGAATGCTTCTTGGCACGCCTTGACCGGAACCATCTTCGAGATTCCAAGTCCCTATGACATCAACGATGTGCGTCAGCTTGACTACGCGCAGTCAGCTGATGTCATGACCTTAACGCATCGTAGCTATCCGATCTACGAACTGCGTCGCTATGGTGAGTTTCGTTGGACCCTTGAACCCGCGGTCATTGCGTCAGGAATCGAAGCACCTCTTAACTTGGTGCTGAGTGGTGGTAATAGCGGAACCATTCGCTACTATGCCGTCACGGCGATTCGTGAAGAGACCTACGAAGAGAGCTTGTCTAGTGTAGCGGAGGGTGCTATCAACCGCGTTCCCTCGGTCGAGGTAGCTACCCTCCTCACCTTTGATTCGGTGGTCGGAGCTATCGACTACAACGTTTATCGGTCCACAGACGGTACCACCTTTGGGTTGGTGGGTCGTGCAGCCCGAGGACTTCCTGAAGCGGCTGAAGCGGGTGGAGCAAGCTGGCTGGATAGCGCCACCAGCATCACGACAGCTACTATCAATACATGGGTAGCCAACACCTCAACACCCGCTGAAATCGAGGTGCTTGATTCAGCGGCTGTCCCCAACGATAAAGCGGTGGATTCAAAGTACACCGTCAAGGGACGTTCACGCGCCTCGCATACGGTGTCTTCGGGTTTCGCCATCACCTACACTCGCGCTAAAGTACATTACAGTCGTGATGGCGAACCCTACGTGCTGGCAGGCACGTTTAACTTTGACGATTTCTCTGGAGCCATTTCAGGAAACTCTGGATGGCGAAACGAGGATATGGAAATCACCGTACCTGATAATGGCTACGTTGCGTTGAACATCAAAATCGTTCCTGAAGTGAAGCGTTCATCCGTGGGTGGCACCAACGCTACGCACGAACTTGATTTTACCTCCGATCCGCAGGATGAAGTCAACTGGACGCGCCAGAGTGATGCGCTGGGCTTCCAAGACTTTGATTACACCGCTGATTACACCATTGCTCCTCCGGTGGCTCGACAGGTGTTTGATACGCCTTCAAACTATCCAGGGGTCACGCACTTCTATCGTCAGCGTCGTGTCTTCGCTAACTCCGTGAATCAGCCCGAGAATCTCTGGGCTTCACGTGCTGGCGGACATGGCACGTTCGTGATCTCGACGCCCATTAAGGATGATGACGCCAACGTCTTCGCCCTTGCGGGTGAACGGGTCAATGAAGTTCGTGCCTTGTTGGATCTCGATAAGCTGATCATCTTTACGGCCGAGGCTGAGTACACAACGCCCACCTTGATTCCAGGCGGTGTCGACACGCGGCGGATTTCACGCAATGGCATTCAGCCACATCTGAAGCCACAGATCTTCGATAAGTCCACCTTGTACGTGCAAAGTGGTGGACGACGGATTCGTGAGCTTTTCTTTAACGACCTTGACACTGCACAAAGCGCTGATCTGACGGTCATGGCTGAGCATCTCTTTCCACAGGATATCGTTGCTGTTGCTGCGCAACGGAAAACGAACATCCCCGTTTTGTGGGCGGTTCGGCGTGACGGCATTCTGCTGGGACTCACGTATTTGCGTGAGCATGAAGTGTGGGGCTGGCATCGACATGACACGCCCAGCGTCAACGGGCTGGGCACGGGTACAGGTTTTATCTTCGATGCTTGCGTGATTCCTGAAGATGGGGTTGACACATTGTACTTGGCTGTCGCGCGTCGTGTTGATTTGGTTTCTGACTACAGCCTTTCATTCGAGCGCGTGGCTAATCGCGCTGAAGCCGACATTGATCTGGATAATGAAGCCACAGCACTTCGTGGCGTTTTCAGTGACATGTCCTTTGTCGTCGGCGTCTCACCTGGCGTTGAATGGGCAGCTGATGAAGTCACCGGACTTGACGTGCTTGAAGGCTTTGCCGTTTGCGTGGCCGCTGGAGGAATCGTCGTGCACAGTCCATATCATCCGGATACCATCACGCCGCGTGTCGTAACAGGCGGAGCGATCGACGTGTCGGCTGAAGAATACGCCCTAGCCACTGACAACGACGGTGTCATGGTGATTGGACTTCCGTACACCAGTGATCTACTCACACTCGATATTGATCGCGCTGATGCACGGAATCGTAAGCTCCTCGTGAACAAGGCCATGGTCGTACTTGATTCTTCGCGCTCGGTGTTCGTGGGTACGCGCTTGCCAGCAGACTTGGCGGCTGTCGACGATCTGTACGAAGAACGCCTGCTCGACGAAGACGGATATGATGATGACCGCTTTGTCTTGAACACCGGACAGCTTGAAATACAGTTGGACGCTGATTGGGATACGAACGGGCGCGTCGCCATTCGGCACATCGATCCACAGCCTTGCACGATCTTGTCGATCACGCCGCAAGGCCACCTCCATCGGAGTTAGGTATGGAATCACTACTGATGCTGTTGACGGGCGGATCGGCCTTCAATACGTTCTTGTCGCAGCAGATGCAGGCAGGTGCCTTTGCTGCGCAAGGACAATACGAGAAGCGGATCTACGATAGCAACGCTGACATCGCTGATCTCAAGGCGTTGGATGCGCTTGAACGCGGACGGCAGTTGGCAGGACGGACACGACGTGACACAGGCACGTTCCTCGGCGCGCAGCGCGGTGCTATCGCTGAATCAGGCATCCAGCTTGATGTAGGCACCGCTTCTGATTTCTTGGATGAGACCGCCTTGATTGGTGAAGCCGAAGCTGTTCGCGTTGGCAATGATGCCGCGCGTGAAGCGTGGGGCTTCAAGGTCGAAAGTCGCAACCTTCGGATGCAAGGACTCTTGGCGCGTCGGGCCGGACGCAACGCCGCACGCGGTGCACGGCTTGGTAGCATCGGCACGTTACTGACAGGCGCGGCACGTACCACTGACATCTACCTGGATCGCTAATGCCTCCCATGATTCCACGTCCTCGCCCATCGAGCACTACACAAGCACCTCTGCAGATTCCAGGTGCTTCACCCAACGCACCCACGGAAGCGTTCGGTGGCGGTGCCGCGGCCACGAACATTGATCTGCGTGACGTACAGCAAGTGGCTGAGCGTATCTGGGAGCGTCAACGGAACAAGGCCGATACAGCAGCCATCTTGGCGGGTGACAACGCGATTTGGGAAATCGAGAAAGAACTGTTCTACGATCCCGAGAAGGGTGCATTTTCCCGCCGTGGCCAAGACGCGCTGACCGCGTACGAAGAAGCGATGTCAGCCTACACCGAACGGGTGTCTGAAGTGCAGAGTGGCTTGACCACGCCACGGCAGCGTGAAGCGTTTGCACAACGTGTGGCATCGCGTCGGCAAAGCCTCGAAGGTCGCGCTGAGAACTACGTGGCTGGCGAAGTACAGAAGTACGTCGATGCTGAGACACAGTCGGCCCTTGATGCCATCACCGAACGGGCTGCGCTTTCCTTCGATAATCCAACGGCGTTGAATGATCTGCTCAATGACAGTCGGGGGATCGTCCTCACCTATGGGCAGCAAAACGGGATCAACGGGAAAGTGCTCGAGCGCAAGATGTTGGTCGAGACGAGTCGCTTCCATAGCGTGGTGCTCTCGCGCATGCTCGCACAAGGACAGGATCTCACGGCGGTTGATTATCTGAAGAACAACCGCGCTGAAATGACCGCGGCTGACAGCACCGAACTTGAACGGCAGATCGGCAAGACGAACATCGACAATGAAGCCCTGCGCGTCACGGCTGCGATCTGGACAACGCAGGGACCCAAGACGACGAACGATGCCATCAACACCAGTGACATGGAAGACGCTGTGCGCGAACGCTTTGAAGGACGTCCTGAACTGATCAGGGCAGCCATCAGTGACCTCCGCGTTCGGGCTGAAGCCTTCCGTGAGCAGACACGGCAACTCACTGCCACTAACGCTTCGGCCATCCTTGGACGTTTCAACAATGGCGAGAACCGCTTGGTCTTGATTCGCAGTCCTGAGTATCTGACGTTGAATGGCACCGATCAAGAACGCTTGAACTCCTACATGCTTGATCGTTTGACTTCGTTGACCGATCGCGCGAAGAAGGATCGCGAGAATAGCGGATTCCAAGCCTACTGGCGCTATTCGCGTCCTGAAGAACTGAGTAAAATGTCTGAAGAACAGGTGCTGGCCCTTGAACCTGAGCTTGGACAAGAGCTGACTGCGGCACTGATGCGTCAGAAGCGTGCTGTCGTTGATGTTCGCGCTGCTTCCATTGACGCTGATCAGTTCAACTTCTTGGTGCGCGAAGCCGGATTCGATCCCACCGAGAAGAAGCAAGCGGTTGAACTGGGTGCCTTGAAGTATCACGTGGAGAACGCTATCGAACGCGCACAGCAAGCAGCAGGGCGTAATCTCAATCGTGAAGAGAAGAAGGTGCTCATGCAAGAAATCGTCAACAACAAAGTGTGGGTTGATCGTTGGGGATTTGATCCAAACAAACCCTTGGCCACACTGTCAATTGATGAGGTTGGCAATGCGTACCTTCCGATGGCTGAGCTACAGCAACGTGACGCAGCCTTCGTGACGCAAGGACTGGCCTGGATGCGTACCGAAGGATTGCTCTACGCACACATCAATGATGCCAACGCACTACAGACCGTAGCCGGACGTCGTCTCGAACGCGCATATGTGGCGCGGTTGCGCGGCGCGAGTACGGCTGAGACGCAAGCCATCCTCCGAGGCAACGAATGAGTCATCCCCCAGTTAGTCTCTTTCCTGATACGCCCACGTCGCCTATCAGTGACTCGTTGCGTCAGCCATCAGCCGCGCCTACACCACGTGGTCTGTCGCTCTTTCCAGATACGGTGCGTCAGCCCGAAGATGAAGCGTTGCGGCAAGCCCGACGCCTCAGCTTACAGACACCGCCCGATCAAGCGGCACGGGTGCGTCGGTTGCAAGCGGCCACGGGACTGCCACGTGAGCTGATCATGTCACGGATCGACGAAGTTGAATCGGCCCTTGAGATGGAGAACTTCGACGCCGCGAAGTATCGGCTCGCTGCTCCAGTGACGACAGCGTGGCTCAATGCAAATCCTGATAACATGTCCGTGGCCAGCGATGATCTCACGCAGCTACGCACGATTGAAGCCTACTTCACCTCACTCCAACGTGGTGCCAGTCGCGGTCACCTCATGGGCGGCGAGTACACACAGCTCGGACAGAAACAACGTCGGCAAGCTGGCTACCTGTCTGCAGGCGAAGAACTTCGGCTGACCAACCTTGAACGACAGATCGCACGCCAGCCTGACGGTCGGAACTTCTTGCAAGATGTGCTGTACCATGGTGGTGAGTTCGCCGGACAGATGGTGCATATTGCCCCTGATGTCGCCACTGGATACATGGCGGGTGCTTCAGTAGGTGCAGCCATCGGACTCTTGGGCGGACCCATTAGCATTGCCACCGTGCCTATCACCTCACAGGTGGGCGGAGCCGTTGGAACCGCCTTTGGCGCTGCCAAGGGCACCTTCCGACTTGAAGCCGCGTTGGCATATCGTGAGTTGAAGCAGGTCACTGATGACAACGGCTTCGTGCTTCCCGAAAGCATTGCACGGAATGCCGCACGCGCCATTGGAACACTCAACGCATCACTCGAAGTCTTGTCACTCACTGTCGTTGCCGCGCCGTTCGTACAAATGGGGCAACGGTTCCTGCGCAGTGCCACGCGCGATGCGTTGACTTCAGCGACGGTGCGTCGCGCGTTGATGCGCATGGGCGTGTACTATGCCAAGGCGGCAGGTGCTGAAAGTGTCACTGAGATTGCGCAGGAACTGAACAACGTCGTGATTGGCGATCTGATGAAGGCCACTTCACAAGGTGATTTCCAAACAGTGTTCAATAGTCCAGCCGCTCGCGAAGCTATGGTGGAACGGTTGGCTGAAACGGCTGAGGCAACGGCCCAGGGCATGCTCTTGATTGGCTTGCCAGGGGCCAGTGTCACGTTGGCACACAACGTCTCTTTGGCGCGGCAGGCGCAACGACGGGTGGACTTCTTCACGGCGCTGGGTGAAGACATGGCTGAATCGAAATCCTTCCAGCGCTTGCCCGAAGGATTGCAGGAACTCGTCAAGCAGAAGACGCAGGGTACGGCGATTGAAGATGTGTACGTGGATACGCAACCACTGATTGAATACTTTCAAGCACAGAAGATCAATCCCTTTGAAGTCATGGCACAAGTCCTTGAAGATCCGGCCGAGTTCCAAGCAGCCATTGATCAAGGACTGCCCGTGCGTATTCCAATGCATATTTACGCCACGAAGTTGGCGCCCACCGAGCACAATGCGTTCTTGGTCGAAGAGATTCGCCTGGGCGGACCCGACGTCATGAACGCACGCATCGCCAAGGAAGCCTTGGAAGAAGCGGAGAGCTTGGCGCAGGACATTCCTGATGAAGAGTTGGTTGAAGAAGCCGAGTTTGAGCAGCAGACGAATCTGATCACTGAGCAGCTCGTGGCCACGGGCATGTCGCCCGAGAACGCTCGCGTGCAAGCACAGCAGCAAGCTGCCTTCTACATGACCCTGCAACAGCGCACGGGAATCGATCCGCGTACCTTGTATGAGGTGTCCATTGGTAGCCCCACCGCGGCACAAGACGTAGTGACGGAGACGGCACGGACCCTTGCACAAGAGCAAGGGGCGATCCCGACGTTCGAACCCTCCGATCCACGCGCCTGGCCGTCACCACGACACAAAGAAGCGTTGCGTGAATACGTGCTGCGACTCGAGCAAGAGGCTGATCAGCCTGCCACGCAGAAGATGTTTCAGTGGGTGAAAGAAGTGGCGGATGCGGTTGAGCAAGCGGACCATCCTGCTGCCGTCGCGGCCTGGGCCAAGGTGCCAGCTAACCTGCAGCGTTGGATTCGCGAAGCCTCACAAGCCTCGGGGGTGTGGCGCTGGGTGGAACGTGGTGATGCCATGACCTTCTGGCAACGCACACGTTCCGCGCCCACGGCGTTCTTACCTGGCTTCTACTCCAAGGCTGAGGCGTTGGTGAACAAGGAGATGGGTGGTCGTGCTTCACGGCAGCAGCTTGAACGACTCTTCGAGAAGACCAAGGCTGAAGAGCGTGAATGGCTGGGCATTGCCAACTTCTTGTCCACACAAGAGACGTTCACCAAAGACGAGGTGTTGGCGCATCTGTATGCCAATCGTCTTTACATCAAGCATATCCATCCTGAAGCTGGACGCGATGAGCATCAGACTGCCCTTTATCTCTATGATGCAGAACAACGTATCCGAGAAGAGCTGGCGGTTGAGTACGAGAATAAGTACATCAGTGAGCATGAAGGTGAAGATGAAGATGGCAATGAACAACTTGAGCCACATAACTACTACAAGGTCAGTCGATTGGGACGCGAGCATCCTGAGAAAACCTTCCCGACCTACAGAGATGCTCAAGAATACGTGATGGACTTCGTCGAGAATGATCCCGATTTGGCGGATCGCGTGAGTGATCAGGCCCACGAAGAGGTCGAACCGCCGGATCATGTTAGCTACGAAGATTACACGCTGCCTGGTGGCACCAACTACCAAGAGAGCGTGTTCACGTTGCCCAACAACGATAATGTCTTCGAAGATGGGCACTTCAGCGAGCGCGTCGATGGCAATGACTTTGCCCACGCTCGAACGAAGGACCGTCTGGTGCAAGTCAGTCCATCCGAGTCGCTGTCTGTCTTGTTCGTGGAAGAGATCCAAAGTGACTGGCATCAGCAAGGACGCGACCGCGGCTATGAACAACCTGGTGATGCTAAGAAGTTGGAGTTGATGCAACGGATTGAACATTTTAGGTCGTCAGAACGCGATCAAGCAGTGCATATGACGGCGCTACGGCTGGCAGGATGGGACTTCGATTGGAGCGAAGCGGAAGGGGAACAATGGCTGAATCTGTTTGCCGACAAGGTGTCGGTGGCCGGCAACTTCGCTGATGCGTTGCAACGTGATCGAGACAATCCAAGGCTGAGGCGTTGGTGGGATCAATTTGATTCCATGCCAAAAGAGTTGCAGGATCGGGTCGAAGAGACGGTGAGTACGATATTGGCGTATCGTGCCTTGGTCGCTGAACGTACACGCATCAGTCGTCTGCTTCCCAACGCGCCCTTCAAGAAGACCTGGCATGAGTTCGTCTTCAAGGCGATGTTGCGTGAAGCGGTGCAACTCGGCAAGGACGCCATCGGGTGGACAACGGGTGGTCAGCAGAATGCGCGATATTCTAAGAGTCTTCGTGGTAACAGATTTATTTACACTCAAGATGGACGATTAACATCGTACAGTGGTGTAGAGTCGTTTGTTTCTACGGGTGAAAACAATGTGGGGTGGAGTCGAGGTCGCCTTGGAATCGAAGAAGACTTTGGTAAGGAGTTTGCTGATAAGCTCTTTGCTGATGCTCCTGCAGATTACTTTAAACTAGACATGGATGTTATTCGTCCTGACTTAACCTTAAACTTACCCGAATCCATTGAGATTGGCGGTTCGGGCATGCGTGGCTTCTACGATAAGATCCTCGTCGATTACGCCAACAAACTCGGCAAGAAGTATAGCGTCAAGGTTGAGTCGTTGCCAGTCAATACCTCAACTTCAACTCTTGAGCATCCTGATCTAACCGAACAGGTCCACGTCCTGCGCATTCCTAAGGAAATGCAGGCTGCTATCATGGAGCAGGGGTTTGAGCTGTATCAGCGTCGGAAGCCACCCATCAATGTACCCATCAGGACGATTGGTCCTACACGCCTGATTGAAGGCTTTTTCTCGAAGGCTGAAGTCTTAACGCAGAAAGAGATGGGTGGGAAAGCTAGTCGTGAGCAACTCAAGGCCATGTTCGACAAGATCAAGACCGATGAGCGCGAGTGGCTCAGCATCCCGTCCTTGCTCGAATCACAGGAGGTCTTCACCAAAGCTGAGGTGATGGATCATCTGCGTCAGCATCGGCCACGCATGGATTGGGTAGAAGAGCTGGAGCCTGATCAAGAGAGGGGCGATGAGGAGACAGCCGTAGAAATAGTACAAGAAGAAGCGTTCGACAAGTTCTTGAAAATAAACCCAGCCCGAACGGTCTTCACGGTAGCTAAGATGGGTCCAGGATTTCCAGCCAGGACCTTTGCGAGGCCCGATGATGCTTACAAATACATCGAAGATGCCATTGATGTCTTACCCGAGTTTCAAGAACGGATACAATCAGAGATGGGTCCATCAAACTTTGAAGAGCATACGTTAGAAGGATCACGCAAAACGTATCGCGAAGTCGGGATTACGTTGCCTGATCTGCCCAACGACTTCTTCGCTGAAGGACATTTCGTAGATCATAATCTGATGGTGCACGCGCGTGTGACTGAACGTACCGTGCGAGGGACAGAGGTCTTGTTGATCGAAGAGTTGCAAAGTGACTGGCATCAGCAAGGTCGAGAGCAAGGATACGAGACAGGTGAACCTACTTCACCTGAAGAAAAGGTTAAGCGTCAAGCCTTATTGCGTGAACGGCGGAAACTCGAGGTACAGATCGCAGCCATCAACAAGGAACAAAATAAGCTATATAAAGAGCTGTTCAAGCGCAAGGTCCTTCTAAAGACCATTCAAGAGCGTAGCTATCACGCAACAGTGCAGGTTGATAACTATGAGCAGCTGATCATTGACACTGGATCAAATGGCTTTAATCTGAAAAGAACCACTGGATGGGCCTCTTTGTCTAAAGAAATGAAAGATCGGGTGCAGGAAGGCATTGAGCGCGAAAAGGTAGTACGTCCATTAGGGGATCGAATATACAAGATCAATAGAATACTTGAAGAGCATCGTCGGGTGTCATCTGTGCCCAACGCGCCCTTCAAGAAGACCTGGCATGAACTGATGTTCAAGGCGTTGCTAACCCGTGCCGTGCAGCAGAACAAAGAGGTGCTGGCGTGGACGACGGGGACACAGCAAGAAGAACGGTGGGGGGAGAGGGGACTGAAGACGTTCTACGACACGATCCTCACCGGATACGCGAACAAGTTGGGTAAGCGATATGGCGTGCAAGTTGAGAAGTTGCATGTTGGACGCTACTCGGTACACAGCCTGAAGTTGACGCCCGAGTTGAAGACAGCGATTGCTGGTGAAGGACTCGAATTGTTCCAACCTGAACAAGAAGGAGCGGCTGAGACACCACGCGGCAAGATCAGCTTCAAGGGACAAGCCGTCAACATCCAGCTCTTGGAACAGGCGAACTTCAGCACCTTCCTCCATGAGTCAGGACATCTCTACTTGTCGATGCTCACGAAGCTCGTGCATGAAGGCGGAACGTCGGGGCAAGTGGCGAACGATCTCCGTCGCTTGCAACGCGCGATTGGTGCTGAACCAGGGGCGACAGACTACACGGAAGAGCAACATGAACATATGGCACGATTGACTGAAGCCTACTTCCGCCAGGGTAGGGCACCGTCGGCACGCTTGAAGGCTGCGTTCTTCCGCTTCCGGACGTGGCTGCACGCGCTCTATCGGAGCCTGACCGAACTAGGCGTCACGTTGACACCCGAAGTGAGCGACGTCTTTGATCGCATGTTCGCCACCGATCAAGAGATCGCGGCACAGCAACAGGAAGCTGAGGCCACGCCCATCTTTACCACAGCGGCTGATGCAGGCATGACCGATGCAGAGTTTGCCGTGTACAAGAAGTCGATTGAGAAAGGACATCAGCGTGCGGTCGAGCAACTGCAGACCAAGCTGATGCGTGATGCTGAGAAGCAGTTCAAGGCTGAGTATCGCGAGGCCAAGCAAGAGATCATGGCCGAAGTCACGGCTGAGATCAACGCCCTGTCAGGGTATCGCGCACTCATGGCGTTGCAGCTGGGATTGCAGTCTGATGGCACGCCACTGGAGACGCCGATCAAGTTGGATCGCGCTGCTATCGTGGCTGAGCGTGGTGAAGACTTCTTGTCCGAACTCCCATCGCCACGGGTCCACGCCGATGAAGGTGGCGTCAGCTTGCAAGAGGCCACCGAGCTACTGGGCTTCACATCGCCTGACGCGCTCTTGATCGCCATCAGCACATTGCCGCCACGCAAGGCGGCGATCCGCGACGAAGTACAGAAGCGATTGAAGGACAAGTTTGGCGATCTCCTCACTGATGGGCGGTTGCCCGAGGCAGGCAAGGCCGCGGTCTTGAACGCCCATCGCGAAGACATCATCCAAGCCGAGTTGCGCGCCCTACGGTCCAAGCAGCGGCAAGTCGAGAAGGCCGTGAAGCAGAAGGAAAAGGTCTTGACCAAGGCAGCGAAGAAAGAGGCCGACGTCAACAAGCGCTGGGCGGATGCCGAACAGAAGATGGCCGTTGCCGTCGAGCGCGGGGCCAAGCAAGCCGAGATCGATGCCTTGCAGGAAGCTCTGCAGAGCCTGGAGACGGAGAAGGAGAAGGCGTTGAAGGACGCACAGCGTGAGCGTGAGTATGAGCGTCGCTTCCTTGACGCCGAAGCCAAGCGTGCTGAGGCCGAAGGCGGAGCACTCGTGGCGGGAACGCTCGATGGCTCAGTCGGACGGCGTGAGGCACGCGAGCAGGCGCGCATCCGCATCAGTCATCTGAAGATCATGGATATCAAGCCACATCGGTATTGGACCGCGGCACGCAAGGCATCGCAGGCCGCGATCGTGGCCACAGCGAAGAAGGACTATGTGACCGCGGCCAACGCCAAGCAGGCTGAGCTGCTGGCCGTGGCGTTGTATCGTGAGGCCACGCGCGTGAAGGAGAAGGCCGAGTTGGTGCGTCGTCGGACACAGCGGCTCCAGTCCAAGGGTGTCCAAGAACGGCTGGGCAAGTCGGGGCAAGAGTATCGTGAACAGATCAACGCGATGTTGGAGCGTTTCAGTTTTGCACCCATCTCGAACAAGGCGGTCAAGCGTCGGGCCAGCCTTGCGGCCTTTGTCAAGTCACAGACTGAGAAGCACTTGCCCGTCAATATCCCTGAAGAGCTGTTGGCCGATGCGTTCGTCACGCCATGGAAGGACATGACGATTGATGAACTGACGATGGTGGATGAAACCCTGCAGCACATCGATCATCTGTCCAAGCTCAAGATACGCATGCTCCGCCGTGACACGGCGAAGAGCTTCGCGCAGGCCCGTGATGAGATCACAGCACGGATTAAGGAAAAGGCGACGCAGACGATCGCACCTGAGTTGGAAACGCGCCGTCCATCCGACGCTGTCAAGCGGATGATCAAGGGCTTCTTCGCGGCACACCGGAAGTATGCGCATATCGTGCGTGAGATGGACGGATGGGAAGACGGTGGCCCACTTTGGGAACTGTTGGTGCGTCCGCTCAATGCGATGACGGATGAGAAGACGACCCTGACGATTGACATGACGGAGAAGTTGTTCAACATCTTCCACTCGGCCTTCCCTGATACGTCGATGAGCGGGATGCATAAGCGCGTGGCGATGCCGTCGTTGGATAACATGCCCCTGTCACGGCAGGGCAAGCTGATGATGGCGTTGAACTGGGGCACGCTCGACAATCGTGAGAAGCTGCTGAGTGGCTTGTCGTTGTCGCTGAAGCGTCCCGTCAGTGAGAATGATGTCTGGGCGGTGCTGGACACGCTCACCGCGCCTGACTGGGATTTTGTGGAGCAGGTCTGGGCCTACGCGGATTCGCACTGGAAGCCCATGAAGGCGTTGGCTGAACGTTTGGATGGCGTGGCACCCGAGAAGCTCGCGGCGGCACCCGTCAACACGCGCTTCGGAACCAAGACGGGCGGGTACATGCACATCAAGTATGACGACCGACAATCCACGCGCGTGCGACAGAACGTCCTGGATCGGCAGGCGAGCAAGACGCTTCGCGCAGGCACGACACGCGCGAGCACCAAGGCCGGATCACGCAATGAGCGCGTCACTGATGTGCAGTTGCCGTTGCGGTTGGACTTTGGCGTGCTCTTCGAGCATCTCGAAGAAGTGGCCCTGGACTTGACACACACTGAAGGCTTGATCGATCTCAACCGCCTGTTGCGCAGTGATGAAGTTGAAGACGCCATTCGCAGTCACTATGGCGAGGCCAAATACACGGCTTTGCTCGACGCCCTGCGCGATGTCGCCGCTGGTGAGGTGCCAGCGCATAACTGGTTTGATCACTCACTCAACTGGGTCCGACGCGGCTCCAGCCTCGCGGCCCTGGCCTGGAATATGGGCACCGCGGTGCTGCAGCCCCTGGGGCTCTTCAACTCCATCGTGCGCCTCGGCGGTCCCATCAAAGGGACCTACTGGATCGCGAAGGGCATCAAGCGGTGGCTCAGCGATGCCACGACGATGGAAGATGGTGCGGCCTGGGTCCAAGAAGTCTCGTCCTTCATGAAGCATCGCCATCGCACGTTCATGCGCGAGATTGATGAAATCCGCAATCGCGTCGGCGTAGCGAGTAATAACATCCATGTCTATGTCAGTTTCGGGATTGAGAAGGTGACCCTGGAGAAAATGAATCTGCAGGACCTCCAGGATTCCTTCTTCTGGATCATCGCCAAGATGCAGGTGGTGGCTGATATGCCCACCTGGCTGGGCGCGTACGAGAAGGCGATGGCTGACAACAGTGACGAAGCACGCGCCATTGCCTTGGCCGACCAAGTGGTCATCGATTCACAGTCCACAGGGCAGCTCAAGGATTTGGCCGCGGTGCAGCGCGGCAATCCCGCCCTGAAGCTCTGGGCCAACTTCTACACCTTCTTCAGCGCGGCTTGGCAGCTGCACGTGGAAGCCGTCAAGAAGACCGACTTCAAGTCCCCCGTCAGCATGGGACGCCTCGCGGGTGACCTGCTCCTCCTCTCCGTGATTCCCGCAATCATGGGCAAGCTCATGCGCGATGCGCTCCGTGGTGACGAAGAAGAAGACGATCTCGCGAAGGCGCTCGCGGCGGAAGTCGCCTCGTATCTCGCCAACATGCTCGTGGGCGTTCGCGAACTCACGGGCGTCCTCAACGGGTTCTATGGCTACGGAGGTCCTGCCGGAGGACGTATATTTAACGAAGCAGGAAAGCTCATTCAGCAAGTGCAGCAGGGTGTTGTGGATTTGGCGCTCTGGAAGGCGTTGAATCAAGCGGGTGGGATTCTCTTGCATTATCCAGCAGCACAGATTCAACGCTCGGTACTTGGATTTCACTCGTTCATGGAAGGTGAAGCCTCACCGTTGGCGCTACTCTTTGGACCTCCGAGGAACTAATGGCTACTGGTACACGTTCGCCATCAGATCGTCAAGAACGGGAACGCACCGTGATTGAAGCCCTGCGACGGATGCGACAGGAGTTGAACCAGAAGCTGAAACAGCTGACGATAGGCCTCGGCATCATCACGACACTGACGGTGACGACCATCACAGCTGCAACGGGCACTTTTGGAGATCTGACGGTAACGGGTGATCTATCGGTGCAAGGCAACACGACGCTCGGTAACGCAACGGGAGATGCGTTGACCGTTGCCTCCAACGCGGTGACGTGGAGTGGAAACCCAACGCACAGTGGAAACCATACGTTCTCGGGTGATCTATCGGTGCAAGGCAACACGACGCTCGGCAACCTCGCCACAGCCGACACCATCACCGCGACCGCCCGGTTTGCCAGTGTCCTGACGCCTAGCACGACCAACGCGCGGGACTTGGGCGATACGAGCTTGTCGTGGCGCACGGGGTACTTCGGCACGTCGTTGACCGTCGGGTTCACGGGGGCCATCAGCGCTGGCGTCAACCTCGACGTGGTGAGCGTGTTCGGCGTCCGTCCGTCCACGGCATACACCTACCCCACCATCGCGGACAACCTCTCCGCGCGGTTCTATACCGTGGCGAACTCAGACCCCGTCTTCGGGTGGGCGCTGGTGCGGTCCAGTGCTGATGTGTACGCCCCGGACATCTCGTTCTACAAGACGCGCGGCACGACGGGGAACCGGTCGGCGGTCGCGGACGGGGACCAGCTCGGTGTCATTCTCTGGCAGGGTGCGACGAGTGCGACGGCAGCGGCCGATACGGTCCGGGTGGGCGCGTCCATCTACGGCATCGTCATGGGCGCGGTCTCGCAGGGTGTGTTGCCCGTGGATCTCATCATCGCGCTGGACGCGACCGCGAACCCGTATCCGCACCTCGCGACGGGGCGGCGGTGGCGGTTCAAGAGCACTGGCCACCTGTTCGCGGAGACCGACAACGCCATAGACATCGGGGCGAGTGGGGCGTCACGGCCTCGGACGGGCTACTTCGGGACGAGCGTGCTTGCGCCGACCGGGACATTTACCAGCGTCGGCGGCACCCTGACGACCGTGACACAGAACAACGTGACCACGATGACCGCGCTGACCACGATTGGCACCCTTGTCGCGGGGGCGGTGCCAGCCTCGTTGGTGACGGCGGGGACGTTCGGGGCGGGGGACTATGTGTTTCC